TTTTCAACATCTGCTCTAAGCTTTTTCGGTACAGCATCGAGAGCAATTCTGCCCTTGCGCACCAGATCTGCATACACTCTTGCCATTATGCCTCGCCCCCTTCATAGAGTTCTACAATGGCCATCTGAGCGTTGGTCATCTCTTCTTCCAGAGATTTATAAGCCTCTCTGAGATCTGGAAGCCGAAACTCTGCAATCATCACTGTGCCGGTCACATCCTTGTAGATGTAGATTGGGCTGCCATCCTCATCAGCTCCGGTCTCTTCTTTTTTTGTACCAATCACATAATCAGACTGTCTGGTCATGCGGCCGGCATATACCAGATCTCTCCGAGATGCCAACGGTTCTCCGGCATCGTCCAGGAGCATGATCGAGCTTGCGGCAGATACAGCAGCCTCAGCTTCTTCAAAGGTTGCTTCGCCTGGCCGAAAGACAATGCGACCGCCGTCCTGCTGCAGCTGGTAGCCATTCGCTACTAATTCAAATAACGAATCATTAAACTTGATTTTTTCCATATGATTTTCTCCTTTCTTTTAAAAGTTTGGTCCTAGAATAGTGATTTGAATGCAAAAACACCTACGCTTCAGGAACGATATCTTACTGCTGATACCCAGACATTATCTTCTGATTCAACAACTACATTATGGGATAGCGAGGTCACAATTCCATTTGACTGTATCATGATTGGGAATTGGAAGGTTTTATGTAAATCTTCGGATGCTAATGCAAGCTTTTACTATATGGTAAAGAATGCATACGTTCAAGGAAGAGAGCAGTGGGACGGAACTGTTCAAACAGATAATACAATAAATATATTTGTAATGAACAAATTTACCAAAGGGACAACTCTTAGTGTTTCTGTTCAGGGCAATTGTAGCATCCGAGGTAACAATGTCTCTCTGACACGATATAATTTTACCTTTATTCCACTGTAGTTAGGTCAGGCCGGTCATTACACTTATAGTAAGTTAGTTAAATTGCCGTACAACAGTGCCATCCATTCCATACCAAGCATTTGCGTTATATGAATATATGTAGAGTTTACTGCCACCTTCACAAGCAAGGCAAATAGTATACATTTCTTTGTCGACTTTTATAATTAAGAAGCTCCATGTACCGCTTTTTCCAGTGGGATTATATAATTCGCTAGGATTATGTGCCCATGAGCACAATGTACCTTTTTGGCAATTTTCAATTTTTTGCCGTATTGTTGTTCCACTCGGCTGCGTTAATAAAGATATTTTCGTGACATCAATCTTATTAAAAAAATCACTATTTAACGCCTTTAACCCCGCCACAACATCACTCATTCCGTTCGGAAGATCTCCGGTTCCAAGCTTCTGCTGTAACGCATATACAGCAGCGGAACTGGCTGCTTTTGTTGCATCGTTGACCAACTGGCTGACAACATCGCTCTTCAACAGTAGCTTTGTCGCTATCTTTTCTGCCACCGCATCAATCAAAGCCTGTGCATTCACCTGCTGCGCTCCTGCTTGTCCTAGTAATCCCTTTACATCAGCAGCCACCAGTTCATTGATACTCTGAACCCCTCTGAAAAACAGCGTCCAGTTTTCCCCTTCCTGCGGAACCGATGCAGTCCCGTCAATCTTACATCTCCATATTGCGTTCTGGTACTTTACCAGGTCATTTTCCTGGTAAGTCGTTCCGGATGAATATTCCCCACGATCCATGAGTGGTGCAATGCTGTCAGCATAGATTTTTGCAAGATCAGCCTGCTCCTTCGCACTTTCCGCGCGTTTTTTTGACTGTTCGCTCCAATACATAGCATTGTCATTCGTTTGTGCGGTATATCCTTTCTTTCCGTGCGCCCATGCTTCCGCCAAATCCGCTGATGATCCTGCACTTGTTGCTGCAGTCTGTGCTGTTTTTACCGCCTCAGTCGTTGTCTGAATTGCCGTCTCAGCTTTACTTGTTGCATTATTCGCCCGCGACACCGCTTCTTTGCTCTTCAAGAGCAGATCTTCCATTTTTTTCTCGTGCTCTTCAAGCTCTGTCATGCCGCTTGCATGTGACGGGGTGTTCACAGAAGACTGTACATACAGGGCTGCTGCATTGCTTCCCCACTTCACCGTACCGGCATCATCAATCGCCCTCAACGATATCCATACTGTGCCTGGATGTGCTACGTTTGTTGCTGCCACCGTCCATGCAAGTATCATACTGTCTTCGCGTTCTTCCTTTTCCAACTTACAGGTATCGTATATCTCTCCCTGGTACATCAGATCCAAACGAAAAGCCAGGTGAGATATGTCTATCCCACCTGGCGCTTTTTCTACCCGGAATTGACGCACCTCAGAATTGTTATCGTAATCTGTACCGATCACCCGTTCCCCTTCTGGAACGATCAGTGTTCGGTTCCTTACTGTTATCACAAGTGCGCCCTCCTTTTATTTCGGATCCCGATAAGTCAGCTCGTCCATTTTCTGAGCAGCCACCATCAGCTGATCGTCTGCATTGTCCAGCACCTCTGCCACCTCTTCTGGAATCTCAACATCGACTCCACGTTTGATGGTATATGCTTTTCCGTTTACGCAGACAAACACATCCGCCTGGTATTTGTCATTATCCTTGAACAGCCGCCGCTTTACCATTTTCTCTTTCGGTACCGCCGGTGCATCTGCCGCATTACTCTCTACAGTAATTTCAGCCGCAGTTTCATTCTCATCTGCAACATCCAGATTTACGCTCTGATTTTCTGTTTTTTTCCCAGCCATATGCCCTCCTTAGTTCGCTGCTCCATCGCTGTAGGTTGATCCGGTCTCTACGCGTACCATGTACTCATTCGACAGAATCTCAGTAACCTTCGTGGCCTTCCAACCAATGGTTGCTCTCTGATTCAGAGGATCCGCAGTCCCGGCAGATCCAAGCTGCTTCACAATGGTCTGAAGTCCTGCGCCCTCGATCTTGGTCGTCGCATACGCATTTGCGCCGAAGAACAGGGTAGAGTATACATCAATCTTAGTCGCATCGCTGCTGCTCTTTGCTGCCCCAGCTTTTGCAAAGATCTTTGCCTCCGTAGTCTCTATAAAGCGCACACCTGCGAGCTTACCGATTTCGCCTTCAAAAATTTCTTCCGGTTTTGCATACTTGTGCACATCAATCCAGTTTGGGTCTTCGGTCAGGTCGAACGCAACGTCTGGATGAATGATGGCCCAGTATGAACCGTCAATCTTGGATGCGAGCTGCTTTTTCAGAGTACGGACAGCCATCTTTACGGCTCTTACGGTCAGTTTGTGTTCTGTTTTCAGTGCTGCTCTGGAAGATACTTGACCCTCTGCATACTGCACATTGGTTCCAGCGTTTAAGACCTCTCTGGAAATGGTGTCCAGCGAGGTTCCTGCCTGGCCGCCGATCAGGTCAGTGGTTTCCACGATGGTGTTATCAATAGTCGTCATCTGCAGCACATCGGATACGGTTACATAGTTGCCGTACTGCTTCACTTCTGCCTCGATCTTGGTTACAGAAAGGCTCTGACCGTCCGGAGTAACACCCTCAGTCAGCGGAGTGAGAGACTTGCCAAGCTGTACATACTTTCTAAACTCGATTTTCTTACCGCCGTTTCGCGGAATGTCACGCTTCTGCGCCCATCTGTCATGTACCAGGAGTGGGGATGCGTTCTCAATCAGGTTTTTATCGTAGAACGTCTTCATCTCCGCGGACAGCGTACTCTGAGTGGTTACGTTAGTGTTCGGATTTGCATCAAACATGTGCAGATCCAGTACGAACGGAATATCCGCCGCATAAGTCATGCTTTCTAAATACATTTGTCCTCCTTAAAGGCTTACCTCTCCGGACAGAACTTTTTTCTTGAGATCCGCGAACTCTGCCCTGGACATTCCCATTATATCCATCTGGCTCTTTGCGGCCGGGCTGCTGCCAGCTGCTCCTTCCACCGGTCTTGATGCTCCGGCTCTTACAGTATCAGCCACCCGTTTCTTTGTCTCCTGCTCTGATCTGGTGATTAAGCCCTGTGTAATATCGTCAAAATGCGTGACCCGGTATGCAGTGATTACATCACATCCGGCTCCCAGCATCTTTGCGAAGTTTTCATTGTTCTCAATTTCGAATCGAATATCAAAATCAGGATAAAGGTTCTTGCACTGCTCTGTTTCCGCATCCCAGCGCGCCCAGGTCTGCTCCTCCTGCCGGAGGTTTTCCGCCCGCCTCTGTGCCTCTTCCATAGCTTTGTTCTGTGCCTGCAGATTCATAAATTCTTTATACTTTTCCACCGGCATGCCGGCTTCCAGAGCCTTTTCTTCGTAGTAGGCGCTGTCTGCATTGATTGCATTGATCATTCCGTCTACATCCGATGCATCCGTGCCATATTTGGCAGCAATCACCTGCATAAGCCTTCCCTGAGAATCCAGCTGCTGCTGCATGCGGTTCATTGGTGCAAATCTTCTGTCTACCTGTTTTTTGACATCCTCTCCGTACAGATCCTTGTACTGTTCCTTGAATTTCTTATAATCAGCCTTACGCTGTTCTTCCGGCGTAAGCTGATTGGACTGTTCGCCTTCCTGTTCTCCAGACTGCGTTCCTTCTGTCTGCACTGCTGTTCCCCCCGCCTGCGTTGCAGTTCCTCCTGCCTGTGCTGTACTTCCTGCTGCAGGTGCGCCTCCTGCTGCCACGCCTCCGTCGAACATATGTAAATCAAGTTTGTACATGTTACCTCCCTCCGGTCTCTCCCGGGTGTCTATATTCACGGTCTCTCCCGAGTGTCTGTCACGGTCTTTCCCGAGTGTCTGATACGACATTATCACATGTCAAGAATTTTTGTTTGCACAGCAACGTTATCCTTCTTGACATGTATAAGATACATTCTCCGGGTATGCCTCCTGAAGCATCCGGAAGCCACTCATAGCTACAGCCATTCGATTTTTTATTAACCCCTTCTGCTCTTCTCTGTAATGAGCTTTCAAAAATAAATTACCCCTTTCCAGTTTTGCCACAGCGCGAATATCTGGCGTATGAAACATTGCATCTACCAATGCCTGCCCCATAGCCGACGCCGCAGAGCAAACGACATCATTCCCATCCATCTGATAGCATGCATGCCCCTCCATAGATAATTTCATGGTATCCGGTCCGATATTAATCACAATGTTTGTCATGACTGTACCTCCGTCGCGCTATTCACCCGTTGTCGGGCTTTTCCCTGTAGGCTGTTATCTACATTCACAGCTCTTCCAAGAGAATCTGTTTTAACCGGCTGTCCGGCATCGGCACTGATAGCCGTCATGTCCGGTCCTGGAACTCCCTGCTCTTGTAACGTCTGCATGATCGAGGTGTCCCCTGTTGTTTTTGCGATCAATGCCGCCATCTGCATCATGGTCCCCTGCATCTGCTGCATTTGCTGGTACATGGTACCGTTCCGCTCGATCATCTGGATCACTTCATCTCTGCGGTCAAAATCCATCATCCTGAGCACGCACAGAGCCTGATCGGCCATCTGAGGGTTGAATACTCCAAGTCCATAAAGCTCTTTTGCCAGCTCGTTTTGAGCAATCCTAGAATACGGGCTTGCTTTCTGCGCAGATATCTTGATATCAAACACCGGGCGACGAATAGATAAATCATCACCAATTCCCGGCATAGCCTGATCTTTCAATCCTTGATTAGTCAGCTGTACATATTCCGCAGCGCCATTTTCCTTCGTGATCCGGTAGCACCTTGGAAGGTCGTAGAATTGCCGTATCAGCTCCACCGTAAGTTCCACAATCTCCTGGTATGCCGTATAGGTCCCTTTAATCATATCGCGGCTCAGTTTACTTCCAGCCTCCTGCAATGCCGCGATTGCCGATGCTGCTGTCACGCCGCTACTTGTAGAGCCTTGGGAAAAATCCCTGTTTCCACTCGTTTCCTTCAGCTCATTGACCTTTGCATCCCTCTGGTTGAATACGATATCCCCGATCACAGGTGGCTCAATCTGCCGGATGGATTGATCCGATACATCATTCCCCGATGTGTGCACAATGTCATTCGACAGATTCGTGAACTCATCTTCGTTGATGTTTGCTGATCCAGTCACGAAATAACGCGGCTTATTCATCAGCGCATTTTTCATGATGACTTGATCCAGGCGGTCAATGTACTCCTGCGGATTTACCATGACATCCAAATATCCGAAACCAGCAGGAGATCCTTTTTCCAGGAACTGCACATCAAAAACAAATGGGTACTTGCCGTGATTGTACCAGCCATCCATTGCATATTCCGGATCATCCTCTGAAGCATACAGTACAATGTCATTCACGAATTTACAGTAATGCAGGATTGTCCTGCTGCCTCCGCTTTCCGTCCGGAATACATGTTTGTAATACCAGTCAAACACCATGACCTTATCGGTGGTGTCCATATTCTCCTCGTAGAGGTATTTAGGCCGGTCTGCCAGATTCCCAGCTGTGATCTGATCGGCAACATCCGGATACTGTTCTTTCAGCAGATCTGCATCTACCACCTCTGTCACAAAGATATTTCTGGACTTCTGGATATCCTCAATTCCAGGCTGCCAGGTGATGTTCAACACATCGACACTGCTAACTTCAATATCTCCCAGGCCGTTCTCTTTGGATGGATTCCACATCACAGCATACACCGCTGTCCCAATCTTTGGTTTATCCCAGCAGTTTGCATTATAGGTCTTTGCAAAACCATTGTTTTCTAGGATAACCGGCACAACCTCTGATAACAGCTTTGCTGTTTCTTCGTCCGATGCCTCCCGCGGCAGAATAGCCGGGCAAGGGTAGTTGTCAATAAAATCTGCATGCTTATTAATCAGCGAGTTAAATAACCAGGCACTAACCGGCTTCAAATCCGTATCTTTGTCTCCTCCCTGGAAGCGCTCCCAGTGGTTATTTTTCCACCATTCTTCCGCATTGATGACTCGCTGCTGAAACGCTTCAAGGCCGCTTCGATATTTTTTATATGTTTCATAGGCCTTCCGGACCTGCTCCGGACCTACTTTGCGTCCATCTTCCATGCTGCCTCCTAAATTCTGATTATTCTATGTGCTTTCTTTCGCTCTTCCGCAAAAAGATCCAGCGGATCCTCCAACGGAATTTCTTTCTTCACGCTGCGCCGCATCGGAATCGGATGCTGCATGAATACATACCGGCATTCATCGTAAATATGGTCTTCCTGCGTGGTGTCGATATCCTCCACATTTTTCTCATCATAGACCAGATTCGGAATCGTCCGGATGAAGTTCTTGCATGTATTGAACACGTAAAACTTTGGAATTCCATTCTCATCAAATGCCAGGCGGTAATGATACTGCATTTTTCCCGCAATGCGGTGGTTATCACCACCAGACCAGTACACTCCATTTTCCGCCATCATATCGGCTACCGATTTTCCGCGGGACCGGTCAAAGATAGACGGATCCGCAATGCCGGTGATTTTCCGGCCCTTTAGATTCACGTCCGTCTCTTCAATCTGACGGATCATCTGCGCCTGTTCCGTAGGCTCCATTTGCGTTCCAACGTTTGGTGATCCCTCCACGCAACCGTAATACTCCCGGATGCGATAAATCGTTCCAGTATAGTCAATCGCATACCATCCGACCGAAAACGGCTTTGCATAACCGAAGTCGTATCCCCGCACGATTTCCCAGCCGGACGGAATCTTAAACGGCTCAATCACATGCGTCCACTGGCGTGTCTCATAGTTCTCCGGATCATTCTTCCATTCGGTGAATACCTGCCCCTCAAAGGAATCCCAATCTCCATACAACAGGGCATTGCGTTCTGCTTCCGGCATGATTGCTAGGCTCGCTAGGTATCCCGGGTCATTTTCCAGCAGCGCAGGATTATCGAACACGCTACTTGGGATAAAGATTCTGTCTTTTGACAGTTTAATTTCTTTTCCCTTCGGGTCATGGATCACAACATCTGTCACAACTCTGGTTCCAGGTGTTGTGATTGATACAAACCTGCTTTTTACCCATCCATGGCCAATGCCTCCAGGGTTTGCAGTGGCCCGTACATACACCTCTGTCCCCGGACCGGAAGGTCTCGCTCTGGAAAACAGGTATGTATATTGTTTTTCCGTGAAATGAGTCAGCTCGTCAAATCCAATAAAATCAAAGTGTCGACCCTGATATTTCAGCCTGTCCTGTTCGTACTGCATGGCTGCGAAATATATCTTTGCGCCGCTTGGAAACTTCCAGACATGCCCTGACTCGTTGTATCTTGCCCGCGGATACGCCGCTTTATAAAGTTCCCTGGACCGGTCAATCAAGTCCACCAACTGCGGATATTCCCGCCGGAAGATAATGCCGCGGTAGAACCGGTTGTTTACCTGCCGCAGGGCTTCTGCAACAAGATAATCACTTTTTCCACCTCCTGCTGCCCCGCCGTACAATGCCTCATATTCCGGTCGGCTCATCATTTCCTGCTGTTTTGGCTGCGGACACCACAAAACTTTTCTTGGATCCGGCAAATCCGCTCCCTGATTAGTTTTTTTCGTTCTGACCGGCATTGATTTCCTCCTTCATCTGGTTCACCTGGCGTGGTGTCAGAATGATAAGATTCTCCTGCGGCCCTTCATCGTTTGGATTATCCAAAATCTTATCTCGCCACTCTTCCGGCATCTTATTACGCAGCCAGAATGAAATTGCCTTGAAATCTGGCTCGATATATACATCTTCCTCGCCGGTTTCCAAATATTCTTCCTCTGACATCTTTTTCCCATTGTTGTCATACTGTGTTTTTTTGAGTTTAAACAGTTTTCTCACCTTTACAGTACCGCCCTGCGTCAGCCGGAACAACGCATTTTCGACCTGGCGGTTTGCTATTTCTTTTCCTGTCTTCAGCGCATCCCTGATTGACTGGTGTTTTTTCTTCCACTCATTCAGCGTGGATCTGCTGATCCCGATATGCTTCGCTATCCGTTCATCACTCAGGCCAGCCCTGGCCCATGCCTGGAGTACCGCAAGCCGGTTCTCATCGTTCGCCCACTCCTCCCATCTTTGTCTTGCCACCTTCTCACCTGCCTTTTCTGGTGAGTATATCAGTCTGGAAAGATTTTTGTTTGCACAGCAAAAAGCCCCCGACAAGCGCCGAGGGTATGTATGATTTTGTCCTGTTTTTCCACGCCAAATAAAGAGGCCCTGATGGTCTCTCTACTATCTACGCGCGCGCCCGCATATGTGCGCACGCCAAAATGTGCCCGGATGTCCGGTCACTCATTGTACTTTACAGCTTTTATAAATTTGTAATACAGGCAGTCCTGGTAGGTATCCATGCAGAACATCTCATGATATGCTTTTTCGTCCAGGTATGACGCGAAGAGAAGCTGATTCTTTACGCCGAATCCATCATTCTTCATGACGTTTTCGCAAGTTATGGTTGCCTGCGCCCTCCCCTTTCTGGAATGGCATTCATAGAACGGGCACAGACATTGATGCTGTCTTGGCACGATCACCGCCTCCTCTCTTTTTCATAGCGGATCATAGTGTATTCCTGGAATGGGTATCCCATGGCATCCACATCTGCGACAATGGATGTCTTATCAAGCACGTATCCCTCCTGCTCCAGGCTTTTCGGCACTGATGGTTCTTCCTTCCAGGATCCTGCATTGACCTGTTCTGTATGTACCTCTGGACGTTTCAGATTCCTGCTGCATGTCCAGCGCTGCTTCATCGGACTGTCCGACCTCTGGAATGTTTTTCTCGTCTCCTTGGTCAGATATTCTGCCAGATCATCAAATTCTTTATTCTGGTAGAGCGGGGTCAGATGGATCCCGCCCTCCTTCCAAATCTCCTGCAGCACACGATGGATTCCCGGAATATCACTGATCACAATGTGGTGGTGTATAGCCTTCGCCTCCCACTCAGTCACCATGATATATTTCAGCGGCACTCCTGCTGCTCTGTAAAGCTTCCGACATCTTTCAAAAAATTTCCTTAACAGCTTCCGGCAGCCTGTTGCATCCGGCCTTTTGTCTTTTGCGTAGGTCAGTACCAAGTGCCAGTCTCCTGCGCCGAAGTTCTCAATCATTAACATTTTCAGTTTTTTTACCGCGCGTCGCTCATTAGCTGCTGCCATCTGTTCTTTTGTCGGCTGCTTCCGTTCTCCCCGCGCCCGTTCCCCTTTTCCAGGGCACCGGAAGGTATGATACTTCCGAACCTCAATTCGATTCCCATATTTTGTAGTCCGCTTCATGTACATTTTTCTGTCCTGCCCGTCTAAAGTTAATTGCTAAATCAAGTTTCAGGCGGGTCCTTCCCCCGCTCATTTAAGATGCCCGTTTCCGTGCCGTCCGGAGAGTCTCCGGAGTCGACTGGGCATAATATAATGCAGTTACCTGCGGACCGGCATGTCCCATTATCTCTTGAATCGTTCCGATATCAACACCATGGTTTTTTAAATCCATGCCAAGGGTCTTGCGCATCTTATGCGGATAAACCCGACATGTAACGCCTGTACGCTCTGCTATAACTTTCATTTCCCGCCTGATTGCGCTTGTCGTTAAAGGTCTATGCGGTGCCTTCTTCCCGACAAACAAATGCGGATCCGCATCTGTACGGGAATCCAGATACTTTTTGAGATGATACCGCGCTTCTCCATCAAGATAGATCGGACGATACCGATCCCCCTTTTCACCGCAGATCATTATGTCTCCGGTTGCCCAGTCTACCATATCCACAGTAATTGCCACGATTTCCCCCACTCTGGCACCGCTAGAGCGGAATACTTCAATGATGGCCCGATCACGAAGGGAAGCACACCCATCCCGTAGCATAGCCATTTCTTCTTCGCTGTAATAATCAATCGGCTTTCTGGCAACCTTTAAAGGCTCCACCGCATCCACCGGATTGTCCGAAATCATCTTCTCTTTTCGCATCCAGGAATAGAATGCCGATAAGAAGCGACGCTCATTGTTAATCGTAGTTGCCTGGTTCTTTCTACCTGTTTCCTGCAGATTCTTTTTCTCATACCAGTCTAAATACCGATAAATGTCCATTTCATCAATCTGCGTCAGTGGTTTATAAATCAGTGTGATCAGCCGCTTCACCGCCATCAGATAACCGCACTTTGTGGCTTCTTTAAGATTTTTCTTTTTATATAAGAAGAGTTTAATAATATATTGGTTCTGGCTGTCCATACTGTCTTTCATATCCATCGGCAGGGTGTTCAGCTTTTCCAGCTTCACGTCTGCCAACTCATCAATCAGGGCTTTCTCCAGAAGCTGTAGAAGATCCGGAGACATATGATTTGACATTAATACGATCACATTGTCGATTATCGCTGCTTTCATGTTTTGATTATTCATAGATTACCTCCCGTTATTGCCCAAGGATTTAATCTGTGGTATAATATCCTTAAGCATAGATGCGGTACACATGACTTTGACCGGTTGGTGTACCGCTTTTCTTGTGTCCTGAGTTAATCCTTTTGAAATTCATTGGCATCTCCCCCTTTTTATCTAAATAGGCACTGAGGGACTTGAACCCTCGGCAGACGCGGCTTATAAGGCCGCCGCTCTAACCAGCTGAGCTAAGTGCCCATGCTCCCGGCATTAATGCCGGGAACTAAACATGCGGTCCTTCCACCGCTCCCGTTTTTCCTCGATCTGTGCCCAATCTACCGGCACATCCGGCTCCATCGCACAATGGCAAATATCCGTATATTCCTCAACCAGATGTTCCTCAGCCTCTTCCAGCGTCACTGGTGTAGGGTTATTGCCCCGTAAGATTCTCGCTTCCTTCAATGCAGCTTGTGCAAGCTCCGCAGCTTCTTCTGCCAACTGTTCCAGCATGGCTGCCTTGCCAATGGCTTCTAACATCATCATTTTGCATCCTCCAAATTACAATAATCCAAAAACGCATCAATAACCTCATCAGCATTGCAACGTGTGAAAAAGCGCTTTCTCTTGTCCTTTTTTCTATGTAACGGCAAACCGGCCATTTTTCTACTGTTATTAGTCAGCAGCATTTTCATGATAATCTCCTTATCCTTAGATCTTAAATAAACGCCGTAATATCATAGATTTTTGATATATCCAGCAGTACCTCTCGCATTTCCGCCTTGGACCAAAGTTGCCGATAAAACACAGCCATGAGACCATCAAATGTATCAATGCCAAACTGCAGATTATCATAAATAATCTCATCGAATGTCTCATCATCCGTGTAGAATTCCGGCGGCATATCCTCGTTTCTGTCCTTATAAGCCACTCTGATCAGGTCTCTGGCTGACATATCTGTATCGTAGTCTCTGTACATTGCCTGCCGGTCTTTCACATAGCAATCATTATATGGCAGTTCGCATATATCCATTTCTGATACCGGCTTAGTTCTCAAATTGATTCCCATTTTATCTATGACCTCCAAATTTCAGTTTCAGTAAGTATTGATACTTACCGTTATGCTACTTTTTTCAGATACATCTCCAGAGCCTTCCGGATCACCCAGGACATTGACCGGTCTTCTTTCTGGCAGTAGAGCATTAACCTTTTCAGCTGTTCCGGCTCCATAGTGATGTTCTGTTTCACGTATTTCTCAGCGGCTCCCTTTTTCGGTCTTCCTCCTGCCATACCGATACCTCCTTTTCGGTGTGTAGCTTTCTTTATTTTTCTGGTTATTTCAGTATACATACCTTACTCTTTTATACTCGGTTCTACACTTTCGTAGTCAATTCCCGCAAATGTTCTTAAAATAGCTTCAAATATGATTTTAGCTCCTTTTGCAGGTACCGCCATACCGATTTGTTTTCTAACAGACTCTTTAGACCCCTCAAAAATATAATTATCCGGAAATGTCTGTAATCTTGCTCTCTCTCTATTAGTCAATGCTCTTGGCTCCGAATAATGATACATATGCGTTCCACCACCGCCTGAACCAGTTACTGTATATGCAGGTTTATCTGGATCTAACCTCTTATAAATTTGACTTATCTTTGCCCCTTTCACTTTAAGCTGCAATTCTTCTGGCAAATCCGCAGTAAACGCATTTTCTCCTGGTTTAATATATTTCAATCGCTTTACAACTATTTCAGATTGCTTTGTTAACTCGTTATTATAAGCTTCTTTTTCGATTGGAGGATTCTCTATTGCATTCTTACAAGTAACATCAACATTTTTATATGGTTTTGGACTAGGTATTTTAAATTCATATGGCAGATCCTCTCTAATACCAACAATTATTACCCTATGTCTTGCCTGCGGCACCCCATATTCCTCAAATTTATATAAATTAGGATATATTCTATATCCAGCATTCTTCAAATCTTCCTGTATCTTCTGAAATGCCTTTCCATCATTAGCACTCTTTAATCCGCCAACATTTTCTGCCAAAAACCACAACGGCTTATATTTCTTTAATACCTTTACTCCATATGTGTATAACGGACCATATACACCATCAAATCCCTTTTGCTCACCTACAACAGAAAAATCATTGCATGGGAATCCAAAAGCCAATGCATCTATATCTCCAAGACTGTCAATATCAAGTTTTCTTACATCACCACAAATAACACTATCGCCATCATCTGGGCAGATATTTCTCGTATATGTATTACATGTGTCTTTATCATAATCATTTGCCCATTTATGAATAATCTTATAATCTGAATCTTCAATCTTCGCTGTCGTTGCTCCCAGTGCCAATCCGCCAGGACCACAAAATAATTCTCCAAGTTTAAATTCTTTTACAATATTCTCCATCAAACTTTATCTCCATTTGCTAATATAAATTCTCTGTTAAATTCAACACCCAATACATCTGCAATATTATCTAAATCTTCTACTGTAAAACTTTCTCTTTTCATTTTCGAATTAAAACTTTGTGGCGATTTTCCCAGCCGCCTTGCCAATTCAGCTTCACTTACACCACATCTCACACACAATACTTTTATTTGTTCTGATATTGTCATGCACCAATCCTCCTGCTTATTATCTATTTTTATATTATAAACATATTTTTTGATGATGTCAAAATAATTTTTAAGCATATATTGTTTATAAATTGCTAGTAAATTAAAATCAAAAACTACTCTCACTAACTTTTCACAAGCAGAAAGCTATTTTAATTTTAACCTTTATTTATTAAATCTTTTTCAACATACATAGGGATTACCATATCTAGTAAATGCTCTTCTTTGGTTAATTCCTTAATAACTTCAAAATATATTTTCTGAAGTTCATATTCAGAAAGTTTAACCATTTGTTCTATATGACATTTTTGAGCATAATCTTTATCTTGTGCATCGTTCAATATCCTAATTGCCTCTAACAATTCTTCTGTAGGTTCTACACTATTTTCCTCAAAATCATCTATTCTCCCATATTTATCATCTGATATACATTGATAATCCATACACTTAACAGCCAAATCAAATAAATCTTTTCTCATTTTTGCAGAAACTATATCCATATATTTTATCGGATGCTTCAATCTGTAGACATTTTCTGCATATTCTCTGACCTCTTTAATAAAAACAGGAAAACTACTTGCTGTTAAAATATAGCGAAATGCTGATTTATATTCACTGTACATACTGTTTGCATCAATGCCCATATTTTCACCAGAAGTTATTCCTTTTATAGCTTTTACGATTCCTTCCTCCAGCCCTAAAAACTCACAAACTTTTTCCATTTCAAACGATTCATAATCTGTTTCACCAATAAGATAACCTACTGATACCCCAAAAAAATCTGCCAAATTTGACATTGTTTCATATGAAGGAAACCCTATAGTTTTTCCATTTTCAATTTTACTTCCTACACGTAGCCATCTGCTTATATTTGCCTGAGTTCCGCCTCCGTATTTTTCCTTATATTCTTTTAAGAAGCTTTTTTGAGTATAATTCTTTTCTTTCATCAATTTATGCAGGCGATTGCACCAGCATTGTGCCTTATTATGCTCTATATTATTCATAATATATTTTATCCTCCTAATTTTATTATTTACATCATTTATATATCATCATTGGTATTTACATTTATAAAGATAAATCTTAAAATATGTCTTGTCAATTCAAAGATTTTTAATCAGGAGGCATCACATGAATGAAAATAATTATATCCAAACAATAGGCGAAAACAGCACCCTACAAGACAGCATCATTGAAAATATGTATCTAAAAGCATTTGCATCCATCTTTGATGCAGAAAATACATCTAAAGAAAAATACATAACGAAAACTATGCTAATTAAATCATCCAATGACATGAGCACCCAGGAAAAGCTAACATCATTGGATAAGAATTACAAATGTCGTAATTATGAACGCTGGCAAAATTTACTATATTTTACCATCATATCATTTAGCGTATTAGGAGTAGCAGTTGCCAGTCCCATTGCTATGAAAAATGTTCGTAAACTTTTCACAACATAATTCAAAATTTGTATTATGTTTCCATTTTACCATATATTATATAGTCATTTGCTAAAACAATACTTTTCTACATGATGTTGAAAAGTGCAAAGTTTAATTCTACCATCCATTTATACAGTTGAATTCTCTTCTGCACAAGTGGAGTTTACTCTTTCATATCATAAATGGTATGCTCATGTTGGCCTTCTGACAGCAGTAGAAGGAGAACTAGTGTGAAAGAAAGTAGAGGACAGCCCAAAAGTGGCTCACTGAAACAAGCTACCTGTAAAGGTAACTTTTAGAAAGTAATATGTAGTAATCAAAAATCAAGAAGCTATTGGTTCGGTTGGAGGCAATAAACCTTCACGAATTAGCAGTTTCTGAGCTTGTTTGATTGCCTTTTGCTTCTGCTTT